CATAGCTTTTGCCATTTTTAAATGACCGTTGTGAAAAGGCTGAAATCTTCCTATTAAAATATTTACGTCTTCTAATTTTTTATCTTCCCCCTTATCCTCTTCTATTAAATTAGGATTTTTCTTCTTTGTGGTATCTATAGTTTCTAATGCAGATATAAATTCATTATAAGAATAAAAGGGATCTTCTGTTTCTTCTGTTTCCTCTGTTTCCTCTGTTATATAGTTTACTTTATTCTTGTCAGAATTCTTTCTTTTAAAATCCAAAAATGTAGGCATTTCTGATTCACGCACAAATGATTCATTTACAGATTCTACTCTTTTTTGTATACCCTGTATTAAAAGGTTAAATTGTTCTAAAGCTCCTTGGTTTATTAAACCCCCTGCTCTCTTTTTTATTTTCCTAAAAGAGTTTAACATTAATTTAAATAGGGATTCGAAAGATCCATCTTCTTCTAAATAATTTATAACATCCTTGTTTGTTATAAATTTTTTATTTATTCTGAATTCGTCTTTCTTTAAATATTCTGGCTCTTGAAAATCTGCTCCTTTATACTTCTCTGAATATTCTCCTAAAAAGTCTACGAAGACAGAAGACATAAAAGAAACATATCTTTCATCATTAGTATCCCCTTTGCAGTCAAAAGAATCTACTCCTTTTTCAAGTATAAAATTCATTACATCGATTAAGGATAACCCTAAAAAATCACTAGGTTTTTCTTCTTTTCTTTTCTGCGCTTTATTTTTTGCTATCTCTGTAAATAAAGGGTCTACCATTTTAGATAAAATAGGATCTCCTCCTGCAGGATCACCGAATCTAAATACTATTCCTTCTATAGCTTTATCCAAATCCTCATTTAAAGCTGTCTTTTTTAATTCAGGATTTAATATTCCTATTATAAATCTAACAAAACTTTTGGTCTTGAATTCTTCTACTAGTTCATTAAAAGGTGTTCTTAAAAAATCTAGTATACTATTCTTTTGAGCCTCGTCAAGTTCACCTTGAAAAATAATAGGTGGTCTTTCTATTCCTAATAGATCAGCCCATGCATCTAATTTTTCTTTCTCCTGTATAGTTCTAGCTATTGTTCCCGCTTCTTCTATTACATGAACATAAGAAAGAATTAGATTATTCTTAGGGATTCTATCATAAGCAATTTCTACAGGCTGAGGGTTTGAAAAATACTCAAGCCCAAATTTCCATCCTCTCGGTATATTACTTAGAATATGGGGTGGCAAAGATTCAATATATTGGATAGGGGTCTCGTAATATTTCATTAGAGTTCTATCCACCATGGTAATTGGATTTCTTTGGTCCCTTTTATAGAACTTAAATTTACCAGTTTCTAGATCTCTCTCGAAAATAAAAGCGGATCCATCCATTTTCTCGTTTACAGTAACATAGGTATTAAATAGTTTCTCTATGAAGTCCTGTCCTTTTTTGTTGTATAGATCGTAAAGATGTGATATTCCTGACATTTTATTTTATTTCGTTTCTGATAAATATGGGATTTTTTATTTATAAAAAAAATTACTTAGATGGTAAATAGTTTATTTCGGAGGGAACAGGAAGACCTGTTCTTTCCATGTACTCTAAAAATCTCTCTTTTATTGTTGGTAATTTATCCCTATCTGGAAAATTTGGTGAAGTTATTATTTTTAATAGGGATTCAAAAGTTTTAATTTGATCCTGGTTATACCCTTTTCCTAATGTATAATCTATAAATTCCTGGGGATTATTGGTTATAAATTTTTGTCCTCCCTCGATTTTTTTAGGGGTTTTAATTCTTCCTTTCTTACCTCTAAAGGTTTTAGAGTTTAAATATAAACCATCGCTTAGTATTATAACCGGAGCTTCGTAATCTAAAACCTCCCCTTCCTCATCGGAAGCTAATATATTTCTTTTTGCTGAAAGTATTGAAGATAGAAGCCAGTTCCTATGAGCTGATTTATATTTACTTTCCCCGAATCTATAATCTGGTGAATAGTAGATAAATTTAGCCCATTCCATAGAAGACAAAGGGATCAAATCTAATTGAACTATTCCTAATTCTGGATTTCCCTCTATCGGCCATCCTATACTTACTATATTCAACCCTCTAAGAAAATTTATTTCGGGCTCAAACCCTAATAAATCCTTAAGATTCGCGGTTAAAATCTCGTATACTTTTTTAGAACAATCCTTGTACGTAACCCCGTTTTTCTTAGAAAAAGTATTTCCGTCGAATCCTAAATCCAAATCTCCTGATTCGTCGGAAGGATTTTTCTTTTTCCCGATGCTTCCTATTATAATGTATTCTTCCCCTAATTTTTGGGAATCTATTCCTATCAAAGGAAGTAAATCAGCTTGGATACTTTCTAAAGTTTTAGGGAATTCGTCTTCTCTAATTTTCCTAGCGGTTTTTATTGCAGCCCCTCCTTCAAAAAGTTTTAAAAATTCTCCAAATCTTAAATATTCATTTTCCATTAATTTGATTTATATTCGGATATTAATCTTTCTAATTTTTCTTTAGTAGGGGATCCAACTAATTTACTTTTAACTTCTCCTCCTTCTAATAAAATAAACGTGGGGATATTTCTTATTTGATATTCGCCCGTCATGTCTGGATTACTATCAACATTAATTTTATAAAAATCAATAGAGTCAGAATTTTTTTCTGAAAATTCTTCTAACATAGGTTCTGCCGCTTTGCAAGGTCCACACCAGGTAGCATAGAAATCTATTACCATTGGCTTGGAGGAATTTTTCATGGATTCTCTTAATTCGCTTTCGCTGATGTCTTTTACCATTGTTTTATTTTTATATATTCAAAAATTATAATTTTACTTTGTATATCTTATAAAGGAATTTTTCTTTTTTGTAGATTTCAATCCTAGCAAGACTGTGTTTCATTAGATAGTTCTGGTATTTGGGGCCACTAAAATCGTCAACAAAATCTATTATATTGACGGTTTCTTTCCCGTCCATCTTTCTCATTCCCCTTCCTAAACTTTGTTTTATAAGAACCTCGCTTTTATAAGATTCTACAAGGAATATATTATGAAGATTATTTATAGATATACCAGTAGAAAAAGTACCGTATGTAGCTATAAGAATTTTATTTTCTCCTTTTGCCATTCTAGATTTATATTCTTCTCTAAGGGTTTCAGAAGTATCCCCGTCGACATAAAAGACTTCTTTATCCGAAGTTTTTTCTCTTAATAGATTCCATATATTTTTTCCATACTCGTCTTTTACCGACTGGAAAAGAACTAAAGAATTTTTAGATGTTTTAGAAATAAAATCAACTACATAATTTAGCCTCAGTTTACTTTCAATTACTAGCTTTCTTTCTAGATTATAAACATCATTTCCTTCTAGGTTATTGGTGTTCATTTTTAAATCCGAAAGTTTTTCTTTGTATTCTGGATCTAGCCAATCCATTATAACAATCTTTATAGCAACAGGGGTAGCATAGTTATTTTGGAATAAAAAATTAGGGGATATTTCCATAATCAAAGGACCTAGAAATTGCTGGATAGTTAAATGATCTGCAGTTCCTCTTTTGGTTAAAGTTCCGGTTAGACCGTATCTCCATTTAGAATGCATACACTTTGAAACTATTTTCTTAATAGACATAGAATTTGTATGATGAGCTTCGTCAATAAAAACAGCATCTATATCTTCAAAAAATTCCTCGTCCTTTTTAACTAAAGATTGGAATGTTCCTATAATTATATCGCAATCCCCTCTAAGCTTACTTCCCCCTCCTATCTGTTGTATCCTGGATCCTTCTAGTTTATCAAGTCCATAGTCTATAAAGTCATCGGTTCCTTGAAAAACTAGATTTGTGCTAGGTACTATCATGAGATACTTGCGTATTAGACCCATAGATTTAAGATAAGCAACTATCATAAAGGAGATTAAGGTTTTACCACTAGAGGTTGCAACTTCGCTTACAGAGTACCTATATTTGATTATCTTCCAAGCTGCTTCTATCTGATAATCCCTTGGCATAACTTCTGGGTTTCCCCCTATTCCACCTTCAAAGAAATCATTAATCCATTTAGTAAAATCTTCTAGGGTTAAGTCTTTTAAAACTATTCTATCTAACCCTATTATCTCCATCTTTATGGAATATTCTTCTCCTATCTGTAAAATCTCTCTCCAGAGACCAATGGGTATTTTCCAGAGTCCCCCTTTTTTCTCTATAAAGCATATAGAGCCGTCCCATATTTTTTTCTTAACTAATGGATGAAAATAAAAATTGTGAATCTTTTTAGTAAGTGATATCTCAATCTGCTTTCTTTCCACCTCATCCGCAAAATCTAAAAGAATAATCCATTGTTCATCTTCTGAAACTTGAAATCTTATCATAGATTATATATTATTTAATGGTAGAACCCCTTAAATAGTCTTCAAGAGCTATTCTTTGTCTTATTCCATAAAGCATATGATCTACCGTTTGAACTGTCTGATCTATAAATTTTCTATGTCCTTCTACTAATTCCAATTTTTCTACTATCTCAGAAAGATCCCCTTCAACCAAGGTTTTTATTTCATTTGCTCCGTATCTGAAATTACTATTTTCTGAATAATCTTTAGTCTTTTTATTTCTTTCGGTTCTATATCTAGAATTAAGTCTAGCTATAATTGAAGCTAGCTTATAACTATATTCCAAAAGGATTTGTCTTTGGCTAAAAAGATCTACCTGAGCATTTGCTACTGTCCTGATATCTTTTAGCTGTAAAGAGATCACTTGGATCTTTTCTCTCCATTCTCCCCTTTCTTGTTCGAATATTTTTCTGAAATCTACTTTTTCGTCGGACATTTAAAATAAGTTTTTTTTGTTTTTTTTGTTTTTTCCCATTTCCACAATTCTGCAGGATTTATCTAAATCCTTCTCCCTTGGTTTGGGTTCTTTTATTATAGGTTCTTTAAACTCTAAGGTTTCTCCTTTTAAAGGATCTTCTTTAAGTGTAAGGGGGAATTTCAATTTAGGGGTTTCGTCATCTCTCAGTTCATTCTCCCAAGAACTAGTTTTATCCTCTATTATAGAAGGATCTTTATCTAACAAAATATCTAAGGTCCAGTACATCTTTAGTGAAATAATTATCTAATCTTTTTATCTTTTTACCTGAGGATCTTAAATGTATTACTAGGTCATTTAAATCCCATTTTTTATTTTTTGTTATCCCGTGTTCTTCTAGGAATTTTCCCCAGTTAAATACCGTTTTTCCTTCTCCTAAAAGTTCCATTGATTTACTTATTCCTGCCGGATCCCAATCATACCAGTATCTTATATTATTAATACCGAAAGGAAATCTATTTTCTATAGAGCATAATCCAATAGAATTGCTCCATAACCAGGAATCCATAGGACCTTCGAATATGGTTACGTCTTTTCCAAAATCCAAATTGCCTATTCCAAAAACATGAGATATTGGATCTACTTTCTGTGCTTTTTCTATTATTCTTTCGTCACTTATGCCCAGCAATTTAGTGTATATTCCGCTAAGTCTATATGTAAGATATTTAGAAGATCCTTTTATAGAATTCATATTTCTAATTTGAAGCCCCATTATTTTATTGTCGGGGGTTAGATTAAATAAAAATAATCTTTCTTTCTTAGGATCCCATGCAAATTTAGAGTTTGGATTCTGATACCTTCTTTTAACATAAACAAGGATTTTAGAATCTTCTACATTTACCAGGCTTAATGTCTTACAAAAATCATTTCTATCTACTAGTATAGATTGGAAATCATTATCTACAAAATAAGATAAATCTATTTTTCCGTACGAATTATTTTTCTTATTCTTATTTTCATCAAGTATCTGGGATATTTCTTTTTTCTCCCCTCCTGATAAAGCCCCATAAAGACCAAAGTCTTTAAAAAAAGAAATGGAATCTTTAAATACCCCGCATCCTCCGTTATAACACTTATATGTTAATGTATCAAGATAAAAATTTCCTCTTTTCTTCCTTGGGTTTTTGCTATCCCCACAATAAGGACAAGATATATTAAATCTATTTAAAGATTTTGATATGTTTTGTTTTAGCGGATAATCTGGAAATTCTTTACTTAGAACGCCAAAAATTAATTCTTCAATTCTAGAAGCTTCCATTTTAATTGGGATAAAAAAGGCAGCTTTAAAAAAAGCTGCCTTTGATTTATTTTTTTATCTATTAAAGATCTGCATAAAGATCATCTAGTGAAGATATTCCTCCTGATGAACTAGGAGTAGAATCCCCCGTGTTATCCGAAGATGTCTTCGTATTAGATGCTTCAGTATAGAAAGAATTAAAATCAGAGATCTGCTCGTTTGTATTACCTTGAGAAGGTGTAGCAGATTGTGGCTGTGTGTAAGACTGAACTGGAGAGCTATAAGAATTATTAGATGGCATACTAGATGCAGAAGCAACTCCTCCAATAACCTCATTAACCAATCTTCCATCAGGAATAGAATTTCTAATTACCGACATAACTCTTTGAGTTGTGTTGTCATCCCAATCTTTATAATCAAAAGAAGATAAATTCTTAGGACCATCGTTAAGATACTCTGTAATTTTTTTCATGTCTTCTGCGTTTCTTTGCATAGGAATTCCTTCTAGTTTAATAGGAGAAGGGTTACCAACAAAAGAACAAAGATCATAATTATTCCATTCGCCTACTTTTCTAACTTGTAGTGCAAATTCTCTACCGTTAAATAAGTCAAATGGATTTGAAGCATCGCCATATTCTGGTTTTAATTGTGCTTCGATCATATCATTAAGTTTTTTACCGAACTTAAAGATCATAATTTTTCCTTCTGATTCAGGAGAGTTTTTATCCTGAACGATTTGAATCAAAGCGTAAAAATCTTCTTTTCTAGAGAAAGACTTAGCTAATTCTTGGTCTGCTGCAGAATGAGAATTTTTAAGTTTCCAGAAAAGATCTTTTAGTATTGATTTTTTACCCACAGTAGAAGGACAGTCCGCAGAAAATGATTCCCC